CCATTGTATTCTGCTGCGTAGTCACGTTGCATCTCTTGTACTGTAAGTTGGACTGCTTCGTCAAACTGGGTTTTATACAGAGATAAAGTTTCTGGCGCTTTTAAAAACGCAGAAGCCTCGTACAGAGCCGCAGCAAGAAGAACTGTGGAGGCGTTAGTGTCAATCCAAGTATTTGGATTGGCATTACTTAGCCCCGTCTCAGGGGCGATAAAATCTACGCTATAGGCCAATGCCGCAGATGGTGTTGGCGCTAATGTAATGACTGTCCCAGCCGTTCCTGCGCTATCTGTGCTGTACATTCGTGGGGTGCCTTGCGTTGTTGCATTGGGCCAGTAATCTCGGATGTAAGAATCAACTCTGTGGTCGAGATACGTGACAACATTTGTGTCTGTAATTGATACCTGTCGGATCATCCGCGCTGTTGGTATTGTATATGACGCCGTACCTTGCACAAGATTGGCCGCAGCAGATGTCGAGCGAAAGCACGGCATATTTGGTAGGCGCTGAAAAACCATTTCTTCAGCCTGCGCTATAATCGTGTCAATAGACGCAACAAACTCTGTCGAGTCATCTTCCAAAAATTCTTGGATATTGGCTTTTAGTGTTGTGTAGCTCATATTATTCGCCCCATCCATCTTCTCCCCAGCCAGCATTGCCCCAGCCAAGTATATCTATGCTTTCATTTCCAACGCCACCCGTGCCACCAACGCCAGTCTCTACTTTTTCAAGCTGCACTGTTTCTGCACCTACATCGCCGTCTCCAGCCACTCCAGCAGCGTCTTCTGTGCCTTCTTCAGTTACTGTGCCAATTGCACCTGTTCCACCAACGCCAGTCTCTGTCACTGTAATTTCTAATACTTCAGCACCGACTGCGCCCGTTCCAGAAACACCCGCTTCTGCAATTGATATGTCGATAGCCTCTGAGCCAACGCCACCTGTTCCAGCAACACCAGCTTCTATTATTTCAAGCTGAACAATTTCTGGCCCAATTTCGCCATCACCAGAAACTCCAGATTGAGGCTTGGTTAATTCAAAGCTAGACGCTCCAATTGCACCAGTTCCAGCAACCCCAGCAACTCCAGCTTGCAAGTCAGCAACGTATGTTGGGTTGCCGATTGCACCTGTGCCGCCAACACCAGCTTCATCAATTGATATTTCAAGAGCCTCAACGCCAACCGCGCCAGTTCCTCCACCACCAGAAACTCCGCTTGGATGCGCGACAGGAATTTCAACACCGACATCACCGCTTCCAGAAACTCCAGATTGAGTTTTGGTTAATTCAAAGCTAGATGCTCCAACACCGCCATTGCCAGCCAGCCCAGAAACAGCTTCTGACATTTCTGGAGTTTCTGCGCCGATTGCTCCTGTCCCAGAAACACCATTCGCATTTTCTGTGCCTTCTTCGGTTATGTTTCCAACCGCCCCTGCGCCACCAACGCCATTTTCTGCTATTGATAGTTGAATAGTTTCAGAGCCTACATCACCATTTCCAGATACACCATTTGGCGTTGGCATAACTGATGGGGTCTCGACCCCAACGTCTCCTGCGCCACCGCTTGCAGAAACACCTGTCACAAACGCCGCAGGGATTTCATCCCCAACGTCACCATCACCACCAACACCAGTTGCGATCTCGCTTAATTCAACCACTACAGAAGCGAATACAGGAGTATTTGCCTGACCGCCCATCCCACTATGTACCGAACAATAATAGAAAAGTGTCGGTGCATTTTCTGCAACAACTATCTGAGTATACGCATTGGCCTGACCCGGTGTTCCTGATGTTGTCACGCCTGTTGTGTATTCACTTCCCCCACCATGCGTTCCGTTTGATGTGGTGCTAAACCGCAATGGATGACCTGCGTTTGTTCCCGCAGATTGATCGAAATAATACGTCCTGCCTTCCATTAATTCCAGCGTGTCTTGCTGAACGCCAGCGATAAAGTATTTGTTTGCCCCACCAACATTTTGCACTGTCACTGCCAGCGTAACAACTTGATCAAGATCAACGGCAACGCCGCCGCTGCCAGAAACGCCACTTACAACAGGATCAAGAACTACCTCTTCCCCACTAGAGCCTCCTGAACCACCAACGCCATTTACATCTAAATTTGTGTTAATAATTAAAGATGAAAGTCCAGAAAACGCTGTGCCAGAAATTCCAACATTAGTTGTTAATCTGCGATCAGCAAATATGTCGTAATTAAATCCAATAAATATTTCGACATTTTCGGGGTCATTGTCTGGCCGTGGATTAAACAGGGCCGTGGCATCAACAACATTTTTAGCAGGCGTTAATTGTGGGTTTTTTGGCTCCCAATCTTCTGGCGCTACGCGCAGGCCGTCCCAAGTCGTTTTTAATTGCGTATAGGGAACCCGAAGGCCACTTCTATCGCTTATCGCTTGAGATTTTTTTCCCCGTGCGTATTTTGCCATTAATACAAATTCAGCGCAGTTGGCTGAACCCTCAAGCTGACGCCATCATTGTCGGACGCCGCTGCAAACGTGAATGCCCTCTCATAGATTTCGTTTAAGACTTGAAACCTATCGGGGGCGTTTTTCAGCGCCAGCTTGCTTGCAAGACCCGCGCATATGCAGTCGCTCCAGCGATATGGAACGTCAGCGTCTTGATTGCTGGCCGTGATGTCATCTAGCTGGTTTACTGACCAATAATTCAAGCTGTATGTGGTCACGTCTGGTATTTGCCATATGTAAATCAGCGGAGTATATTGCTTATCCAGCATATACTGTGATGGCTTCCCCGAAGATGTTTTGTTTGGCAGTTGGTTATAATCTGCAATAGACACACGATTGATGATTTGGTCAGACGTGTCTGTGCCTGCGCTATCTCTAATGACGGCGTCCATAATGTCGATGGTGCCAGCAGGAAGCGTGTACGGCGTTGTCTGGTCTTTTACCAGCGTCAGGGTTCTTTGCTCTACCGCCCAGTAATTGATGCCTCTGTTGGCCCACTCACTAAACAACAGGTTTAGGCTGCGCCGTGCAGACACAGCCTTATAACCTGTTTGGGTTTGCGGATCGATCCCACACCGCTCAAATGCCTCTGCGATGATTTCTTCAACATCTGGGCGAAACGCTACTGTGCCTGATAGTGCCATGAAGCAATCCTATGCGTAATGTTTTTTCATCCGCATGACGATATTATATGTATCGCCAGCGGCCCCAAGGCCAGTTGTTGTGAACAGGACATCACCAGTTGTGCTTCCATATTCTACCGTTGATGGCAATCCACCAAACTTGCTGAAGTCTTGGTATCCAATATCATCAGCAGCCATATGCATCATTATGACATCTGTACCTGCGTCTGCCTCTACCATGACTGTCATGCCTTGGATTATCCACCAGCACTCCAAAAGACTTACCGAATTGCAGGACGCACCGTTTGCGTTTTTTGCCAGAGTTGAGACATCAACTTTTTTCACGGCATCTTCATCGCCAGTATCAACATATTGCAATTGGAATGCCATGACTACTTCACTGGTGTTTTCAGTAATCGTTTTCACACTTGTAATGTTAGCCATCTATGACCCTCCTATAAATTGTTGATGGGGCCGAAGCCCCACCAATTAAGATGCATCCGAAGAGCTAGATATTCCAAAGAATTTTAGAACAATTACTGTATCACCACCGGGATCACCTGACACAACAAGTTCAACTTCATCGCCTACAAGGCCACTTGCGCCTGTCGTAAAGCCTGACATGCCCAACACACCGTTGCATCCAAAGAAGCCTTTAAATCCTACGCTGTTAACTGCAACACTAATGCCGTCTACATAACCGTCTGTATCTGCATCAGTACCAATGTCTTGAAGATTAACTGCATTTGCAGCCGCAGTGGTTACTGCAATGGTTACGCCCATAGGAATAAAATTCACTGGGATACCAATGGCCGCTTCTTTGCCTGTGGTTGCGCCATTTGCAACAGTTATGGTTGCTTCATATGTTTGAAGCGTCATTGTGCTTGTGACAGCGCCTGTTGTTGTATTTTTCGTAATGTCTTGAAAGCCATTTTCAGACCGTACTGGGCCTGTGAATGTTGTATTAGCCATGATGATCTCCTGTCGTGGCAAGTGTCAGCCACATTGTGCGGCTGTCAGGGATGTCGGCACAATACAACAGGTCTGAACAAAAAGAAAGGGCGATCCGAAGACCGCCCTTTTTTGTAACGCTAACGGCGTTAGTGTTATGTTTTGGTGTTTTAAAATTTTACACAACTTCCAGCTTTGACTTTGTTTTCGTTTTCGTCGATTAGGTTCAGCATGTCTTTCTCAAGGCGTGAATTGCGTGGAACAAGATACTGCTTTTTGTAGCCATTTTCATTTATAACTAAGCGAGAAAAACGATATTTGTCACCATCCTTAAATCCCACATAATTGTGACCGTCTTTAGAAAACTCTGCCCGAATAAAAAACTTACGGCCTGCGTCCATTTCTCCCACCGTCCGACCATCATATATTTTTGTAATTTTCATTTTTTCCTCCTAGTTGAATGGGGGCGCGTGGCCCCCGCTTTGATTAAAAGTATCCACGCAGTCTTCCACAAAGATCATCTTCATGCAGACGGCCTTCTGACAATGCAATTCCCACTGGCTGAAGCTCTTCGCGCTCAAAACGTATCCAAGCCTCTGATCCATAACGAGGTGTGCCTTCATCCCAATGATCCAGATTTATTGAACCACCAGCTTCCAAATGATTTTTTATGCGCTCAACCAATTTATTAATACGCTCTT